TTTTCATCACATAGTAGTGGATTAGCCAAATGTTCAATAGCTTTTATCTCACTTGATAGTGGGGCTACTACATCAGCAAAAGAGCTTAAAGTAGATGCTACGGATAAGATAACGATTATTTGTCAAAGTGCCAGTGTTACAGCTGATAGTGTTGATGTTAAAGCCCAAGGGGTAACTGTCAATGCAAATAGCGTTGATATCACAGCAACCACATCCAATACAGGTGATGTTTCTATTGCAGGTGCTTTAAGTGTAACTGGTCCAATATCGGGTAGTGGTGGTATGGCTGTCACTGGTGGAAGTGGTGCTTCATTTGGTGGAGATGTAACCGTTCAAGGTAATATCAGCGATAGTAAGGGGAACCTTACTAGTCATGGTCATCCAAGGTAGATAGATGTATCAAGTAAGTATAGCAGATAGTATCAATCGTATTCTAAAAACTCCTCTTGGTAGTAGAGTGATGAGACCACAATTTGGATCATTACTTTACACGCTAAGAGATAGAGAGTTTAACGATGAGTACAAACTCAAAGCTACAAGGTACACCTATGAAGCCATCGGCAGATGGGAACCACGAGTAAAAGTTGAAAAAGTTGTATGTAGTGTAAAGCCAGTTAGTGGTGTGGTGATACTTAGTATCACATTTACAAATGGTGAAGTAATAGAGGTAGAAAATGATTAATATAAGTAACTTACCAAAACCTGATGTAATGCAAGTTTTAGACTATGAAGCGATACTAAATCAAAATATAGAAAACTTTAAAACACTTGTACCAGATTGGCAACCACTAGAAAGTGATGAGTTTAGTTTGATACTTCAAGCATTCGCATATCGTGAACTTCATCTAAGGGCTGAATTTAATAATCTAGCTAGTGCTTTTTTCTTATCTACTACTGGTGGGGCTAACCTTGATAACTATGCTACTTTTTATGGTGTAGAGAGATTAAAAGGTTCTAAGCCTTATGCTACTTTTGAGTTTAGTTTGAGTGAAGCACTAGGTAGTGATGTAACGATACCAGCTAATCTAATCTTAACAGATGAAACAAGCACCTATGAAGCAAAACTATTAAGTGATGTGGTTATAGCTGCTGGTGAGGATAAAGCTACTGGTACAGTAGAACTACAACTTGAAGTAATCCAAAGTGAAGTGAAAACTGAAACTATCACTACACCTTTACCTTATGTAGTAGGTGCAAAAGCTAGTACATTTACTAATGGTTCAAGTCCTGAAAGTGATGATGAGTTAAGACAAAGAATACTTTTAAGTATGGCTGATAAAAGCACAGCTGGAAGTGAAGAAACATACAAAAGCTTTACTTTTAATGCTGATGAGAGGGTAGAAGATGTAGTTGTACTTAATGGTGGTGCTGGTGTGGTCAATGTGTACTACTATAGCGGGGGTGCTGATAGTCTTATGCAAGATAGAATAGTTGAAAAACTAAATGCTAAAGAGGTGCGACCACTTAGCGATAATGTGGTAGTAGCACCAGCAACACAAGTAAGTTTTAGTGTAACAGCTGAACTTAAAATACTACCAAACCAAGAAACAGCAACAGTAATCACAAATGCTACAAAGAGCTTAGAAGCTGGGTTAAAGTCTTTAAAAAAGATTGGTGTGGATATTACACTTAGTGAAATCAACGACTTTTTAAAAGTGGATGGTGTAAAAGAAGTGGTGATAACTAGACCAGTAGCTAATGTAGAAATACGCGAAAATGAAATAGGAGTAAATAGTGCAAACACAATCACTCATACCATCATTTGAAGATACAAAGCTACATAGTGCCGATAGTGTAGCTGCTGATGTAGTAGCCCCACTATCAAGTGAGATAAAAGCTATTGAACATTTGGCTAATCCACTACTATGTGATGAAAAGTATCTACCATATTTGGCTTATGCTTTTAAAGTGGATTTGTGGGATGGGTCACTATCTACACAAAATAAAAGAGATTTGATAGTTCAAAGTTTAGAGCTACATAGAAAAAAAGGTACTAGATGGGCTATTTTAGAAGTCTTGAAAGCTGTAGGACTTAGTGTACCAAACTATGAAGCTGTGATTGTTGAATACAAAGATAGAGATGATTATAAGTTTGATGTAAAGCGAAATGGAAGCTACAGTTATAACAGTGTTGCTAAACACAATGATGGGTTAAATATCTATGATTTTGTGTTTACAAATTGGACTGATTTTGCAGTAATTATCAAAACTTCTATTAGTGAAAGTCAAGCAGTATTAGCTAAAAAACTTATAGAGATATACAAGCCAGTTAGATGTACTTTGATTGGTTTTGTGTTTGATAGAAAACAAAGAAATGGTGTTATCTTTTACGATAGCTTACATACACACGGTGTAGTATAGGAGGATTATATGGCAGATATTACAGAGGTGGAACAATGGGATGAGGGAGTATATCAGTTAGAAACGACCGACCCAGTTCAAGGTGGAGCTGATGGGGTGGATAATCTACCTCATATTGCTTTAGCAAATCGTACAAAGTGGTTAAAAGCTGGTTTAAAAGCTGTACAAAATACTATATCTAATTTTGGGGACACTTATCTAGGTAAAAACGCAAAGGCTGTAGATAGTGATAAATTAAATGGATTAAATAGTAGTGATTTTGTTCAAAGAGTATATAGTGAGCTTGAAAACCTAGATACTCACTTCAACAATGGTTTGTATCGTGTAAAAGATACAGCTATTGGTAATCCTACTGGAAGCTATGGAAGTGTGGTTATATTTGGTAATAACAATAATGTAGTAACTCAATTATTTACACACTTTAAAACCGCTGTAACTTATGCAAGAAGCTATAACACTTCTTGGAGTTCCTGGAAAAGATTAGACAATGAAGGGTTTAATTTTAAGCCTTACCATGTGGCTTTAGTTTCTAATATTAATACTAGCAATAGTAATGCTAGATATACCGCTGATTTAACTGGATATATTAATAGTGGAACAACAGCCATAGCATTAAATCTTTCTAGGTATATGTCGGATAGTGGAAATTATCACTCTTATTTATCTGGGTATATCTATCAAGATGGCAACCCAAATAAGACTTTTTTTCATAATACCACTTTTCAAAATTATGCAAATCATTTTGATAGCTTTATGATTGTTCAAATTGACCCAAATGGAAGTAAAACTTTAAAAATTGATATTATTTCAGCTTTAAATGATAATTCATCAAGTGGGCAAACAATAGAATTAAAAGGGGTTATATCGTGAAAAATTTTATAGTAGAAGCCATTAGTGAATTAGTCAATAATAAAAGTGGAATGTTTTATTTTCAAGGTGATATTTCTATTGAAAATATTGTGTGGGAAACAGATGTATCTTTTTCTGATGATGAAATAGAAGCAAAAATAAAAGAACTTGAAGCAAAAGCTGAAATACAAAATATCCAAACTTCACTTATGACCTTATGCGATAAAAAGCAAGATGAAGCCCAAGGGCTAATTCTAGGGTACAAGGCTACACCTCTACAGATTGAAAGATACAAAGATAAGTATGAGAGGGCTAAGGCTGGTGAGTTTGATGAAGCTACTAACTCTATCATTATACAAAAGCACGAAGAGTATATTAAAGCTATTAGAAACTTAGTAGATTTGATTGAATACTTTAGAAGTGCTGTAGATGATTTGATTATCGCTAGTGAGCTTGATAGAGCTGGTGAGCTTATTGAAGCTGGTGAAAGTTTTGGTGCAACAACTAAATTAGAAGATATAAAAGCCCTTTTAGGAGTATAGAGTGAAATACACACAACTCAAACTACAACCACTAAGCAATCATAAGTTTAAACTACTTGAAGATGTGCATTATGAAGATGTAGTTATTCCAAAGGGTTATAAAACAAATGGGGCTGATGTTCCTAGGATATTTTGGAGTATCTATCCACCAAATAGAAGTGATTATCTACCAGCTGTGGTAGTACACGATTATCTATGTGATAAGGGGGAATATAAAAAAGCTGATGATTTGTTTGAAAAGTCTTTAAAAGAGTTGGGTGTAAAGAGGTTTGATAGGTTTGTACTAGTTGGTGCTGTGCGACTGTATCATAGAATTAAATATAAAGTAAAAGGATAAAGTTATGGATTTAAACTTTGGTATTAATGGTAGTTTTGGTGTTCAAGCAGCAAGACCTATAAGTATAAGTAGTTCTACTCCTATTGGGATTGTAGCTACAGCAAATGGTGGTGATACTGGACTGATGAAGTTCAATAATGCAGATGATGGGCTTCAGTATGTAGAAGATAACAATATCACAGATGGTACTTTAGAAGTAGCACTTACTGGTATTTCACTTCAAGGTGTGAACTGTCCTTTAGTGGTATATGTATCTACTTTAGATGTGGATGAAGCTGAAAATAAAACAAATGTACTAGATGGTCTTGATATGTTAAAACAATCTGACCCGGTAACTGGGATAGATTTAAAAAATGGTTTGATTATCGCACCTGTGTATAGTGCTGATGTAGAGGTTGCAGCTAAAATAGATGCAATAGCTTCAAAGCTTTGGTGTCCTGGTTCGTGTACAGATGATTTTAGTGATGATGAAGCAGGTTTCAAATCGTATATGTCAAATTTTGGAAGTAGATATTTACTACATTGTACAGGATATTATCCTGCTGATGGTAAGCTTATCCCGATGAGTGCTTTTATGGCAGGGGTTATTGCTTTTCATGATGGTAATACAGCTTTTGGATGGGCTAAAAATCACAGTAATAGAGTTGTCAAAGGTGTGGCTGGAAGTGAAAGAGTGATCGAGTACCTTGATGGTAGTGATTGTGAAGCTAGAAGGCTCAGACAAGAGGGTGGATGTATGATTGTCAAAGATGTAGGTTGGCGAACTTATGGCTTTGAAACTAGAGATATTGACCCTATTTGGCAAAGCTTAGATAGAGTTAGAACTTTTCATAGGCTTTTATCTGCCATTATTAAAGTGAACAAATGGGCTAGAGACAGAGAAGCGGATCAGCTTATTTGGGTAAGAAAATCTATCGTTGAGTTTATGAATGAGCTTAAAGGTAACGGTGTAGTTATAGGTTTTGATGTGTACTTTGACCCTAAAAAGAACACTAAAGCTACTGTAACAGCTGGTAAGTTCTATTTAACTGTACTTGTTCAAGATATGCCAAGTATTAGAGAATTGAACATTGAATTGGTTTACTCTGATGACTGGGGTGAAACTTTGATTAATTATATAAATGGTTAGGAGGAATAAACGATGAATTATCCGCAAATGATGAAAGATATCAATATCTTTGTAGATGGTGTAGGACACCTGGGTACGAGTGAAGAGATTAAGCTACCAACAGTAAAGTTCAAAAAAGAATCAATCGAACGAGGTGGTTTTGAAAAGGATGTGAATCTAGGAACTTTTGAAAAGCTTGAAGCGGAGTTTACTCTATCTGAATATAGCCCTGCAATTTATGCTGCAATGGCAGCAGGTACTGCAACTGGTCTAGGTGTCAATATCACCGTAAAAGGGAGTATCACTCAAAATGGTAAACATATACCATCCTTAGCCACCTTACAAGGTGATATCGAGGTAGATGATGGCTCATGGAAAGCCAATAGTAAGGTAGAGAGAAAAGTAAAAATGAGTGTAAATCTATATGCGATGCATATCGATGGTAAAGAAGCTATTTTGCTTGATACTGAAAATATGATCGCTATCATTGATGGTGTTGATTACTTAGCTGATCTTAGAACACATATACAATAAAAAGGGGAAATAATGGAATTTGTCGATATTGATAATGCTAAAAAAGTAAAGGAACTTGCAAAAAGTTTAAAAAATGGTGCAAAAGTTGGTGTTAAAGATAGTTGTTTTGTTATTAAGTTTAATAATCCTATTAAGTTTGAAGATAGCAACTTAACTGAGTTTACTATTAAAAAACCAACAACCACACAGGTTGAAGCTTCATTAGAAGGACTTGATCCTGATAAAGATGGAGCTACTATCTTAAAAAGATTGTTATCTTCAACAATCAGTATCATGGTTGCACCTGATGAAGTTGGTAATGTTTTTGCACCTGAAGAACTTGGTGCCTTTGAAAAGGTATTGGCTCATTTTTTAGATTAACCCGTCCTCAAATATTGGATGGAATAGCTCTTATAGGTAATGTTTTACATTTTACCTATACGGAGCAGATGAATATGCCATTTGATAAATTTATGGAGTTTTTAGAACGGGCTGAAAAACTAAGAGATACTTTAGACTCGTTTGAGTGAGTGAATAAATTTTGTAAATAGTGATGTAAAAAGAATCATAACAAATATGAACCCAAAAATATCATCACTATTTGTTAAGTTTATCTGATGTGGCATCGCTATAGGTAAAACCACTAGATAAGTAAATAGGGCAGATAAAAATATAGGAGATACTAACAATGGAAAAATTAGCTTTAGGTATTGTGATCGGTGGTGCAATCGCTTCATCTTTTAAATCCTCTATTAAAACTTCTACAAAGAGTATAGCACAAATCGGCTCAGAAATCAAAAAAATAGACAAGCAAAAGATTAATGTAAGACGTTTTAAAGAACTTCAAAAAAACACTCAAGGAAGTAGAAAAGAATTTGTACGATTAGGAAGAACACTTAAAAAAAGTGGTTATGATTTAAATAACTTTTCCAAACATACATCTAAACTTAATAAAGAACTTCTAGATCTTAAAAAAAATGCACTTATCAAAGGTAAAATTGCTATTGAAAAGAACAATATCACACAACAAAAGGATAGCTTACTTGCTACTTTTG